AGTAATGATGACTTGATTGGTCTGAAAAATGAGAGTGCAATCGCTCGTTCTGTAAAAAATCTTGTTTTTATGCGTAAAGGAGAGAAATTTTTTGATCCAGACTTTGGGTCAGAACTTTCTGCGTCATTATTTGAGAATATTGATGATGTAACTGCTCTTACAATGCGTGATGATATAGATTATATGATAAAAACATACGAACCGAGGGTTGATTTGATAAATGTTGAAATTATACCCAATTATGACAACAATCAAATGGATGCCGTCATAGTATATGCAATAAAAGGTTCAGATACTCCCCCTCAACAATTAGAATTCGTGTTGCTACCGTCTAGATAAATGCCACTTTTAAATTTTACTGGTCTGGATTTTGAACAGATCAAAACTACTCTTAAAGACTACTTAAAATCTAATTCAGACTTTACTGATTATGATTTTGAGGGTTCTAACCTGTCAACAATATTAAATGTATTAGCATATAACACATATATCACTTCATACAATGCCAATATGGTATCTAATGAAGTTTTTATTGATAGTGCAACATTAAGAGAGAATGTTGTTGCATTAGCAAGAAATATTGGATATTTACCACGTTCAAAAAAGGCTGCAAAAGCAACAATTAACTTTTTTTGTAATATTTCATCAGTTTCACCCGCACCACCTACTGTAGTTCTTAAAAAAGGTGCTGTTGTTGGTACTAGTAAGCAATTTAATGGTCAATCCTTCGTTTTTGGTATTACTGAAGATAAATCTGTTAGTGTTGTTGATGGAATTGCTCAATTTGACGAAGTAGAGGTCTATGAAGGCACTATGATTGAGCAATCTTTCGTATATTCCTCCAGAAATAAGTTTCAGAAGTTTATTTTGTCAAATGATGGAATAGATTTAGAAACTCTTAAGGTTAATGTAAAACCAAGTCCTCAATCTTCAGTTTCTTTGACATATGCTCGTCAAGATGACCTTTTTGATAATAATTCTGGTACAACAATCACTGGAGACTCTCCAATTTACTTTATTCAGGAAGTTGAAGACGAACAATATGAAATAATCTTCGGAGATGGCATTTTTGGTAAGGCTTTACAAGATGGTAACCAAATTGATGTGTCTTATATCAAAACTAAAGGAGAAAGTGGCAATGGAATAGCAAATTTCTCCTTTAGTGGTAAATTAGTCTATACTCGCAACGATTCTACTGTAAATGTGACTAGTGGGATCTCTCTAGTGACCGCAAATGAGTCATCATCAGGTGGACAATCAATTGAGAGCACAGAATCCATTAAAAAGTATGCTCCACAAGTATATGCGACTCAAAATAGAGCATTAACATCAAATGACTATGAAATTTTGATTCCAAACAAGATTTATCCTGAAACAGAGTCAATTTCCGTCTATGGTGGTGAAGAATTGGTTCCTCCACAGTATGGAAAGGTCTTTATTAGTATAAAACCAAGAACTGGTGACTTTATTTCTAATGCTATTAAGGAAAACATCAAAAGAGACCTTAAAAAGTATTCTGTAGCTGGAATTATCCCAGAAATCCTTGATTTAAAGTATTTGTTTGTAGAAACAGTCAGTAATGTCTATTATAACGTAAATTTAGCAAGAAATGTTGCAGCAGTCTCTAGTTTAGTAAAATCCAACATTGATAAGTATGCTGATTCTGCAGAATTGAACAAATATGGTGCAAGATTCAAATATAGTAAATTTTTGAAGATTATTGATCAAAGTCATGAATCAATTTCTTCTAATATCACTACTATTCAAATACGACGTGATTTAAGGATTGCCGCAAACCAATTTGCTGAATATGCGATTGATTTTGGTAATCAGTTCCATATTTCTTCAATGGAAGGATATAATATCAGATCTAGTGGTTTTAAGGTATTAGATATTGTTGATACTGTATACTTATTTGATATTCCTGATTCAGATAAGAAAAAAGGCAAAATTTCACTATTTTCTTTACCAGGAGATGGGAATGCTGGTCCTGCGAATGTTGTAAGACGTAATATAGGTGTTATTGACTATGTTAAAGGACGCATCACTTTAAACCCAATAAATATAGTATCAGGTAAACCTAAAGACAGCGTTGAGATTTTGGAAATTTCTGCTATACCCGAATCTAATGATGTTATTGGTTTACAAGACCTTTATTTGCAATTAGATAAAAGTCATGTTGATATGGTTGTTGATGAAATTATTTCAGGTGCCGATCCATCAGGGTCAACTTACACCGTTACTCCAAGTTATAACCCAGGTAAGATTGTAAGATAACAAATGACCCTAAAAAAAGTTCAGCTTAATAAAATTGTAAAAAATCAACTGCCCGAATACGTTCGGACAGATTTTCCACTTGTTGGTGAATTTTTAAGTGCTTATTATAAGGGACAAGAGTATCAAGGTGCTCCAATTGACTTGGTTAATAACATTGATTCATACATTAAATTGAGTGAATGTGGTAATATTATCAAATCTACAACATTAATTAATAGGGTTGAAGAAACTGCAACTGATATTCTTGTTGACAATACGGATGGATTTCCAGATAATAATGGATTAATCAAAATTGGCGATGAAATTATATCATATGACAGTAAAACTAGTGTAAAATTTGTTGATTGTACAAGAGGATTCAGTGGAATTACCTCTTTTACAAATCCTTCTGAACCAGAAGACTTAATTTTCTCAACTTCTATTGCTGCTCCCCATGATGAAGACGTTGTAGTAGAGAATTTAAGTGTTTTATTCCTAGAAGAATTTTTAAGAAAGACAAAAAATCAATTATTATACGGAATTCAGAAGGATTTACATGAAAATTTAAACCAATCTACATTTATTAAGCATTCTAAAGACTTCTATTCAACAAGAGGTACTGATGAATCCTTTAAAATCCTCTTTGGAGCACTTTTTAATGAAAAAGCGGAAGTTGTTAGACCTATAGATCGTGTAGTTTCTCCTTCTAATGCCAATTTTAGGAAAACAAGAGACATTATTGTTGAATCAATATTAGGTGATCCTATAGATTTGATCAATAAAACCCTTTTTCAAGATACATTTGAGAATATTTCTAAAGCATATGCTCCAGTAGCTCATGTAGAGAGTATAAATGTTGGAATTAACACCAATATTTTCTATAAAATCAGTCTTGATACCTCATGGAACCAACATGACGGTTCTACAGAGTTGTTATATGGTGATTTTTCTGCTCATGCCAAGTCAATTATCGTTGGTGATGTTGGAATTGGACAAACTTACATTGATGTAGACTCAACATTAGGATTTCCAAACTCTGGAACCCTCTCGTTTGTCTATGGAAACGGTGAAAGTGGTATTGCAACCTATGCTTATAAGACTCTTAACCAGTTTTTAGACATTAATCCAACTTCAATTGCTTCATCTATCACTGATAGGACATTTATTGACCAAGATACTTATGCATATTCTGCTGGATCAGGAACAACTGATGGAATAAGAGTAAAAATTAGATCAGTATTGAATAATTTACAAATTCCAAGTGATACTCGTTTCTATAATGAAGGTTCTAAAATAAAAATTAAGTCATTAGGTCATATTGGAACTAGTTTTAATCAAAATAACTGGATTTTTAACACAATTCAGAATTATGATATAAGAGAATTAAAATTAGTTGATCAAGTAAACTCCACATACAAGTTAATTACTGAAGATCCTAATATCTTTAGAATTGGTGATAATGTAAGACTATATGATAAGAATGATGATTTGTTAGTTAATCAATATGAAGTAAGAGATTGTTATGATTCAAGGACTATCTTAATTAGAGGTGAAGGTATACCTGCTGATACAACAGCGATTCTGAATGTACGTAGAGATTTTTCAAGAGTTAATTCAGATATACACTCTGATTTAAACAGACTTATTGCTAATATTCAAAATGTTTATGTTGGTGGTGAATCTATTTTAGTTGCTTCAAACTCATTACCTGCTCATGGTGGTTTAAAGTTAAATCCTAGAGATCAAAAGGTAACAATTTCGGGAAAATATAATGATGAAGTAGAAGAAATTACTTTAACAACTGGTATTGACCATAACTTCTATACTGGAGATGCAGTTTATTATACTCCAGAGAAAGGATCGGCAACACTTACTGATTGGCAAGGAAATATAATTCGTCAAGAATGGGTTAAGAGTCAATTATTTGATGAAGGACTTTATTTTGTAAAAAGAATAGATGATAATATTGTAAAATTGGCAAAGAGTCGTCCAAATATTTACAGTAATACTTTCGTTTCAGTTAATGCTAGTGGTGGTGATTATATTGAAATTGATAATAATACTATTGAGAAATATGATTTCCACGAGAAGAAGATACAACCTCAAAAATTATTAAGAAAAATCTCCAAACCAGTTCAAGATGGTAAAGTTCATGAGACTCCCATTGGATATACTGGGGTGCTTATTGATGGTGTAGAGGTTCTTAACTATAAGTCTAGAGACATTGTATATGCAGGTCAATTGGACGCTGTAGAGGTCATGAAGGGTGGTGAAAACTATGATGTGATAAATCCACCCATATTGACTATTAACGATTCTGTTGGGTCTGGAGCGACTGGATATACTGCAGTTAAAGGTAGTTTTCAAGAGATTAGAATTCTAGATAAAGGATTTGATTTTATTGATGTTCCTATCGTAAAGATTACTGGAGGTAATGGGGAAGGAGCAACTGCTGAAGCAAAAATACGTACAGAACCACATGAAGTTACTTTTGATGCTACAGGAATAGCTACGGCAATTCAGATAGGTATTGATACATCTATTATTGGATTTACGACTTACCATAAGTTTAGAACTGGTGAGAGAGTAGAATATAATACATTTGGTGAAAAGGCATTAGCAGGTCTTAATACTGGAGCAGTATATTATGTTGGAGCAATTGATAATAAAAATGTTAAATTATATACTTCATTTGATGGTGCAATTGCTGGTGTTGGTACTACTGGATTTACGGATTATGGTGAAGGATATCATTCTTTAAAATCATTAAAAGGTAAGGCAGTAGTAGGTACAATTCAAGTTACAAATCCTGGTACTGGATATGAGAATAAGCAAAGAACACTTCAACCAGTTGGTGTTGATACTGCACTGAATATTATACATCTTCCCGACCATGATTATAGAGATCAAGAAGTTGTTCAATATTCTTCAGATGGAACTTCTATAGATGGTCTTTCTACTTCATTAGATTATTATGTTAAGGTTATCGATAAAGATTCCTTTAAATTAGCAAATGTTGGTGTAGGAACCACTGTAAAAGATTTTTATTATAGAACTGAACAATGGGCAAACTTTAGATCTACAGGTGTAGGAACTCATAGTTTCAATTATCCACCTATTACTGTTACAGTAACAGGAACAGTTGGAATCAATTCTATAGAGGGTGATACTTTCCAATGTATTGCACAACCAATTGTACGAGGTGAAATAACTTCAATCCATTTAACAGAAAATGGTGTAGGGTATGGTGCATCAGAAGTACTTAATTTTGAAAGAAATCCAGATGTTACTTTAAATCAGGGAAGAGGTGCTTATTTAAGTCCAGTAGTTCATAATGGATCTATTGTAGATGTTAGTGTTAGTCTTGGTGGAACAGATTATAATGCTCCACCAAATATCGTAGTATCTGGTTTGGGAACTGGAGCAGAACTAATCCCAGAAATGGATGCACTAGGCAATATTGTTTCTATTAAGGTTAATAAGGGTGGAATTGGATATGGTGTATCTACCACAACAGTTAAAGCCGAGGTATCAGGAAAGAAAGTATTATTCAGACCAAAAGTACAGGAATGGAGAGTTAATAACTTTAAGAGAAATTTTGGTAACTTACTTAATGATGATATCTTTATCGATAGACCAACAAATAGAGCATTTGATTTACAATGTTCTTATGCATATGCTCCTAGAAGTTTAAGAAAAATTCTTTACACATCAGGATCAGATGGAGATATAATATATGGTAAGAAAGATTTAACACTTAAAAATAACCAAGAGATAGGTCAGGATAAACACTCTCCTATTATTGGATGGGCATATGACGGTCATCCAATTTACGGTCCATATGGATATACTACAAGAACTGGTGGTACAATAACCCAGATGAAATCTGGATATATTGAAAATGCAGGAGCAAAAGTAAATAGACCTCCAACTACAGTATTCCCAGAAGAATTCTTTGTTGAAGATTTTCAATGGTCATATTCTACAGATGATGGTATTCTTGATGAAAATAATGGAAGGTTCTGTGTAACTCCAGAATATCCAAATGGTACTTATGCGTATTTTGCAACGTTTGAAGCGGATGTAGAAGGTACTGGACCATTTGTAAACTATAAGAAACCTGCTTTCCCATATTTGATTGGAAAAAACTTTAATGCTGCACCTGAAAAGTTTAATTATGAAAGATTATCTAATCAAGATGATATAAACTTAAATGATACAGATTGGATTAGAAATACATATCCATATGCTTTAGATAAAGATAATAGTGGATATGATTATGTACAGGAATCATATACTTATAGCACTCAAGATTCTATTATTAAATCTGTTGAGAAAAGTGGTGTAGATATAGTTGGTATTGTTACTGGTGGAACAAAATATCAAGTTGGTGATAAAGTAGTTTTTGAAGAAGATACTGAACATAATTTTGCTTCTGCTGCGAGAGTTTCGAAAGTTGCTGGTCCAGGAATAACAACTATTAGTATAAATGCTGTTTTACAGGATAACGTTGAATTTTATCCATCAGGTAGAAAGGGTGAGTTTATTGGAATAGCAACAACAAGTCATGGTATAGTAAGAAATACAGTTTTAGAAATTTCTGGATTATCAACAACTTCTTCTAAACTTGAAGGTTCTTATAATGTTGGTATTAATACAAATCAACTTTCTTTATCAGTTGGAATTGCGACTGAAGGAGTTACTGGTATTGTTACTTATCTTTCCGTAAAAGGAAATCTACAATATCCTGCAATAAAGGAAAATGATCTTTTACGTTTATCTGGTATACTAACTACTGGTAATTTTGGTGATGAGGATGTTAAAGTATTAAATGTAGATAGATTAAATTCTAGAATTAGAGTTTTAAGAGATTTAAAAGCACAAACTGGATTATCTCATACCGCAACAACAGTTATAAAAGATCTTCCTAGAAAATTTACTTTTAGAACTGGAATAACCACTACATACAGTCCTAAAGTCAATACAGAATATTATTTCTATCCAGGTGAATCAGTTGGATTAGGAACTGCTACTCCTGTAGGTGCTGCTGGTACTGTAGTAGGATCTGGTAGTACTATAACATTTGAGAATCCTGGTGCTGGAATTGCTACAATTTTTGTAGAAGCACAATCAATATATCTACCAAATCATTCATTACAAACTGGTGATGAAGTAACATACCATACAAATACTGGAACTTCTATAGGAATTGTAACTGCTGCAAATAATGTTGCTTTAGGTACAGATATTGCTCTTAATCTATATCCATCATTATATGTTGCTAGAATAGACAATAATCATATTGGAGTATCATCAGTTAAGGTTGGAATGGGTTCGACTGGAATGTTTGTCGGAGCTGCAACAACAACTGCCCATACTGGTTTAGTTTATTTCTCTGGTGTGGGAACTGGTGTTTATCATAGTTTTAAAACCAAGAGTTATAATAGTGATATTATTAAGGGATCTATAGAGCAAAATAGAGTAAATGTTTCTTTAGCAGGTACTCATGGATTGGGTCATAATGCAGAAGTTAATATTACAGTTAATCCAAGAAATACTGGTATCACCACTATACAATATGATAAACCAAATAGAAAAGTAATTACTCGTGGATTAGGATTTACTGCAAGTGGAATTACAACTACTACCTCATTGACAGGAACTCCAGATTCAATTGAAATATTAAATCATGGTTTAATTACAGGACAAAAAGTAATCCATAAATCTGCAACTCCTGCTGGTGGATTGGTTCATGAGAAAGAATATTATGTTTATGTTATTAATAGGAACAAGATCAAGTTATGTTTAGATAAGTATGAAACAGGGAAAACAATTCCTGGATTTGTAGGTCTTACTACAGCAAATGTTGGAACACTTTGCGAAGTTAACCCAACTCTAAATTTCTATAGAGATTCTAATATAACATTCGATTTATCAGATTCTTCCCTTTCATACACAAGAGGTTCTGAACAATATCCAGCGTTTGAATTAGAATTTTATCGAGATGCTTCTTATACTGACATATATGATACAAATGGTACAAGTAGGTCTTTTGATATTAATAGAGTCGGTACTGTAGGTGTAACAGCAGATGCTAAAGTAACACTTGCTGTTAATGAAAATACTCCAGATGTATTCTATTATAAATTAACTCCAGTTGATCACTT